GTATAGGCGCGCACTGCCGGGGTTGGCTTGTCCGCGCGCGGCCTTGACGCCTGAGATATCGCGCGAGGCAAAAATCGCAACCCCCTGATCGCCAGGCTGCGGGTCCAAAATCACAGCGTTGCTGCCACCCTGAATGCGCTGGTACAGCAACTTGTGCACGACGCCATGCGGGGTCGGCTGCCCATCGCCGTTCACCTGATTGACGAGCGGCTGTACATCGACGCTGCCTTGCGCGGCCAAGCCGCCCGCATTGGTGCACGACACCACTTGCACGAGCGTGGGGCCAGCCAGCCGTTGCAGGAAACGATAGAACGCGGCGCGCTGTAAGGTGTACTCATTCGCTGAATCAGGCCCCGTCTGATAGGGATAGGCGCTCGCGGTCACGGCGGCACCGGATAGCACGAGAGCTGCGAGAACCAGGGGCCGTCGGGGAGGTTGCACGAGAGCGCGTGGCGCAGCATGAACGGCGACCACAGGCCATTCGCGGGCGGCAAGTCGGACTCCACTTTGACGGGGCCGCCGCCCGTGATCCCTGAATTCCACAGGCACTCGACCGTCAACCCGAAGCGCTCGAGCACGGGATACCCAACAAGCCCCGAGCCCTGCTGCAGCACGACCACAGGGACATTCGGCCGTACACCGCCGCCCGGTGTGATCGCAAGCGTACCGGGCGCGCCCGGCGTCGCATTCGGGATAAAGTAGAAGTCCACATTAGCTGCGGCGCAAATCGTCGTCAGCTGATCGAACGCCGTGCCGGAAAGATAGGGATTCGAGACTTTGACCTTGACGCCGTTGTTCTCGAAGGCAAAGCCCATCTGTTTCGCCAAGGATGCGCAGATGCCCGCGACGTCGGTCGCGCCCGTGTAGCTTGCGGGCGGCACGGGATTGATCTGAGCGAAGTAGCCGATGCGCGCCTGGATGTGGAAAAACACATCCGGTGCACCGCGATAATCCGGCTGCGCCTCGATCATCGTGCCGCTGAAAACCTGGAACCAGCCCGTGCCGTCATTGGCTTCCACGATCACGATTTGATTGAGTACGCCGCCACCGGGGTTGAAGAACACGACGGTCAGCGCGTTCATGTCCGCCGGGAGCAAGCCGTACAGCCGTATTTCGGCCGTCGTCGCCAAGCGCGCGACGCCCTCGATGAACGCGATCATGCGCAGGTCCGTCAGCACGAGCGTATTGGAGTTCGTGTTGGGAAAGTGCGCGTTCGTGTTCTCAAGGATGAGAGTGACGCGCAACTGTTTCGAGGTGAAACTGCTCACAGGTCCGCCGCCTGCAAATACAGGAGCTGATACCGCGCGCCTAATCCTAAGTACGCGGGCGGCGTGTCGCCCTGAGTGTCGAAGAATGCAAAGTCACCGATAAAGCCGCTGTAGGTCTGAATCGCCAAGCGCGTGATGTTCTGGCACAGCACGGTCGTGACGACCGCGACGCCGTTGAAGAGCAAATCGAAGTACAGCCCCGTGCGCTTCTGATATACCGCGATCTGCACGGGCTGCTGGTCGAGCACCATCGAAAGGGTCTGCGAGGCCACAGGATTGAGCGGCACGACGAGCATTACTGGAACACGTTCAGGTTGGGCGGGGAGAGCGTGCCGAACACCGCATTCGGATCGGTGCCGAGCACAAAGGGCTGCTGACCCGGATTATTGAATAAGGCCGGCACCGCCGGCTGAGGCTGTACGCCGCCCTGATTGACGGGCGGCAGCGCGGCGGGGACTTGTGCGTTTTGCGTGTTGACCGCAGTCGTCGTGTACTGCGATTGCACTTCAATGATCTGCGTGAAGAACACCTCGACGTCAGTCAAAAAGTACGCGGCCTTCTCGTCGTGGCGCTGCACCTCGTACCGATGGATGTTGCAGCTCGAGTAGCTGCGCTCGGGCGTCAGAATCGTATAGAGCGCGAGCGACTTGTAGAGCGTCTCGAGGTCCGCCAGAAACTGCACGCGATCGCCCACGCCGCCGCCCTTACTCATCCCAACCGAGATCTCGTAGGGCAAAAAGACCTTGTTGTAATTCGCAAAGCCGCCCGCCTGCACCGGGAAGTTCGAGATGCGCGCCTGCGGACGGTGGCCGAAGCTGAGGATCGAGTCCGGCGTGATGACCGGGTTCAAGTCCGCATCGCAGATCCACCACGCGGGCGTCTGGTTGTTCGCCGCAGCTGAAAGCTGATCCTGCGCCGGCCCGGTCCCAAGCGTCGGCCCAGGCGAAGCCGGGAACAGCGCCGAGCGCACGAGCTGCGGCACGCCGGGGAGCTGCGGCACATTCGGGTAGAGGCTGACGACGAGGGGCGTCAAGGCCATCAGGCGAGTCCCGGTTCAAGCTGGGCGAGCGTGAACTTGCGCTTTAAGGCCCCGTAGGCGTCGCGCGCGAAGCCTTGGGCGTCCGTCGCCTGCGTGTTCACGGTCATCTGGTCGATGTAGAGCGAGCTACTGGGGCCGCCTGTGGCGCCCGTGGGCGGCCCCGAGAACGGGGAGACGCCAGGAGTGGGCTGGGCGGCGCGGGCGGCGGCCAAGGCCCCCGCGTTCGGCGCCAGCGCCCCTTGCAGCGCGGAGGAGGAGACCGCCGAGGATCCCGACTCGTGCGCGAAGATTCCCTGCAGGAGCGCCTGCCGGTCGGCCGGCCCCAGGGGCTCATTCGGCCCCTTGCCAGTCGCTTTCGTCAGCGCCGAGATGTAGGCCGCTACGTTGTTATTATCCGACGCGGGCGCGTAAGTGCTCGCGATCCCAGAGATGGTGTTAATGCCGCGCGCTGCGTAGCGATCGAGCTGCGCGTTCGCCGCCGCGATCCCTTCCTCCTGGGTTGCGAAAATTCGGAAGCCGCCCGAGTCGCGCGGCTGGTCGCCGACCGCCTTCAGGTTGCCGGGGTTGTTGTTGCGCACGCCGCGAGTGTTGCCGAGCACGGTGTCCCAGAACCATTTCGCGGCCTTGAAGGGACCGCCGAGCGGGCTTGCGATGAGCCCCGAGGTGTGCTCCCACGCGCTCCCGAGTGCACCCAACGCGGTCGTGAGCGCCGAAAGGACTGCGGTCAGATCGCTGAAGAACGTCTTAATTTCAGCGCCGCCCGGACCCGTAGCCCAGTCGACCGCGGACTTGAACCAGCGCGCGATATCGTCCTGATGATCGTTCAGCCAGTCGACGCCGCGGTTGAAGGCGGCGAACAGAGAATTGATTGCAGGCTCGGCGGCCACCAAAAGCGACTGCGCGCCCGCGACCAGCTTTTCCTTGAGCAACTCCCAGGACTGCGCGAGCCGCGTGGATGCCTCAATCTCGGCCTGCGTCGTCTGTGGCAACTTCTTCTGCTGATCGTAGTACGCCTGCAACGCCTTCGTGCCATTCAATATCAGGTTGATCGACCCGGTATCGAACCCGGCGGCGGTCAGGTATTGGACCGCCTCGGGACGGGCCATGTGCCGATCTTCAATCGCCTTCGCGGTCGCAAACAAAATATCTTTGAAGGGCTTCATCTGGCCGGCAGTGGTTTGAAACTGCACGCCCAGGCGCGAGAGAAACAGTAGTTGCTCGGAGAACTGTCCGTTGTACTTCAGTTGGAATAGCGCCTGCTCAAGTCCGCCGACGGTTTTGGTGACGCCCTCGGCGGTGCCACCCGCCAACACGGCCGCGTTCTGCCAGTCGCGCAATTCATCGGCAGCGATACCGAAGTTTTTCGAGTCGAGTCCCAACTGCCGGGTACTCGCATTCACCCGCTCGAAAAACCCCACCACATCCGACACCGACCGCACGGCGACAAATAGGCCGATGAATTCGGTCGCGACGCGGCGAAAGGATGACACCATGCCGTCGCTCGAGGACTTCACCGCCGTTTCGGTTTTCTTCACCGAATCGGAGATGCCTTTGCCGTCGGCGGCAACCGCATCCTTGGTTTTTTTAGATTCCTTTTTGACCTCGTCGGACCCGGCTTTGAAGCCTTTGGGGTCAAGCTTCAATTGGACCAGGAGGCTATCTATCACGGTGGCCATTATTTTTTGGCCTTCGCAACGCGCTCTGCATTCTCGTTATCCACGAGAAGGATTTCGAGCAAGTCTTGAGCATCCTCTGTGCCAAGGATGGTTTGAAGCTCTACGAGTGTCGCCTTACCCGCACTCACGAGGGTCCCGACGAGTCGGGGGACGTTGGGGTATTCGGCAAAGACGATTCCGCCGACGCTGCGGGGACTAACTTCCGGGCGGCATCGGCGAAAGAAAAACCGACCTCCAACTCCACCCACGCTTTGCGCAGAGTCCAGAAGGTTTGAATCTCCTCAATCTGGCAGTTGACGCCGCGCACGATGGCTTGCCACGGATTCTGTCCGACCCGCGTCTGCACGCACCCCATCATCTCATCGAGAAGCGGCTCTAAAGTCTCAAACTTTATTTTCTGCGCAGCGTCAAAGATAGAGTCCATGCCGAGCGCCGAGAGTCCGGCCATGCCGCCGCCCATGATGCCATCCGGCAAGTCGCCGCCCGCATTCGCAATCGCGACAATGAGGCGGTTTGCCCAGCGCTCGCCATGGTCGGCCGACATCTCCGTCAGAAGAAATACCTTGGCATTATCCCGGTAGGCGGGGTTGTTCTCTTGTATCGTGAGGAGCGTCGTCTTGCGGGCCATGAGTCCTCACAACGTCAAATACGGACTAGGGACAACGGACTGCCATTTGATTTCAAAGGGCTGCTGTTGCAGCTGCTTCTTCGTGCTCGGCATGACCATTGCGCCGGTCAGCGAGCCTTTCGTGAACGTGAAGATTTTCTGAATGCCAGGAGCGATAATGGTGGCGCTAACAGCGAACAGTGTCTCGCGAGCCGCTGCCATCGCCCCTATCCAAATATCCATGATGGCAATGCTAGGACTGTCGGCCTGCAGCACAAACTTGAGCGGCACGAGATAAGGCGTGTAGCCCGCCGACATGAAAGCATCGACGCCTATGACGGCTTCGCTCGGAGCGACATTTTCAGTCTCAAAGGCATCATCCACCCCGAAACCTTGGAGCTGCACAGGGACTGCGAAAACATCTGGGATGTTCAAAATGAATTGCGAATTTGCGGCGGTCAGCGTCAGGGCCATTTTATAAAACTCCTACGCCGCGCACGCCAGCGCCAGACTGTTTTGTTGCGTCGGCTGCCATCTGGTTATTGCACATCAATCGAGTTAAGGCTAAGGGTCTGCACTCCACCAGCGTTCGTATACCACAGCGTTGACGGGAAAGGCCCACGCTCGCCCTGTACCTGAGAGGTCGGTAACTTGATCTGCAGGAAATAGCCTTGCGTGAACAGTGCGCCATCGATTTTTACGCCAGCCGCTGCGTTGATTTCCGCAATCTGCGCGGTGCTCAAAACGATACCGGATTGGATGCCGCCAAAGTTCACGCCAGCGGTGATGGGTCCTAGATACGCCGCGTACTGCAAGCCAATGCCTGCATTGTTGTACGGAATAGATTTAGTATTCGCAATCAGCTCCATGCCGGCCAACTGCAGCTCGGAGTTGAGCCAGATCTGAAAAATGTACTCATCGATCCAGTCCCACTCGCCGCTGATCTGGCCGTTCTCGAACCACTGAAAGTTCTGGTTGGCGGTCGCAATCGCAGCATAGCAACTGTATCCATTTGCTATGATGTTCAAATACGTCGTGAGATTGGTGACATTGGGCGTCAAAAGGGCGTTGCTCTTGCCCGCGAGCACGGTGTATCCATTCGTCGCGGCGAAGTCGATGGAGGCGATGGCTCCGCACACGAAAGCTGCGATGACGCCAAGCGCATCGTAGACCGAAGCGACGCCGTTATCGTTCGCGACCACTTGCGCAAACACCGTGGACTGCGGCGGGGTTTCGGTGATGAGGATATTCGAGTCCCAGTTCGCGTAAAGATATTGCTGATTCTGAGAATTTACCCACGCCGCGAATGCTTCCATGACGGATAGCGTAGGCTGAAAGGTCGTCATGAAACTGACCCAGTTCTGGGTCGCGCCCACAACGCCATTCATGGTTCCTGCGGGAGTCGCCGCTGCCGCGCCCTGTGAGAGCACTGCGCCCGTCGCCGAAGTCAGCAAGAGCCCCGTCACGAACGCATCGGTCGTCGGGAATGCCATCGTGCTCGTGGCGCCCGTGGTCGGGGAGGTGATGACGAATGCCTGCCGCAGGCTGTCGTAGGTACACACCGCCGCGCTTGAAATCGTGATCGGGGTGGAAGCGGCCACCGTCATCGGCGCTGAGAGGATGACCGTGCCGGAGGTGCCGTTGTACGTGCCGATGCTGGCGATGGTGGTGCCGGTCGTGATGCCGGTGCCGACGATGAGGTCGCCCGGGTGCGGCACACCGGTGACGGTGGTCGCAATCGTGAGCGTCGTGCTCGAGCCCGACGTGCCGCCGGTGCCTGAGAAGATGTCGCCGGAAGTGTCAAGGCCCGTGGTGATGATCGTTGCGGCGTTGCTGAAGGAAGTCGCTGCGGATAAGTTGATGCTGGCGGAAGTCACCGTCTCGCCGT